ATATTCCGGCAGCTGCCCCAAACATATCAGCCATTATGATGGCCTTCCAAAGCGAGACAAGGCATTACCTACTGTACCATAACCTATGCTAGCCATGCTGCGACCAGCCAGATCATTAGCGCTACTTGTGCCCTGGATAGCAAGTTGACCGGCACCAGCAGGATTGTAACCGGCACCAGCAAGCCCGCCAAGCTGAGTTACCGCGTTGTTGTAGAAGTTTCCACCGTAGTCTTGCAAAGCCGCCATCATATTACCGGAATTTTGGTAGCCTTGCGAAGCCATCTTGCGCTGGACTGCGGTTAAACCTGCTTCATACCCAGGCATTGAAGTGATAGAATTAGGATTAGAAAGGAGGTTTTGGAGCTGAGCACCCGCTTGTGAGCGCCCACCGGACTGTCCCCAGGGATCAGCTCGTCGTGATTGATCAAGTGCCATTTGACGCATTTGCTCAGCTTTGCTCATGCCGTACAAACCGCTGCCAATGGAAGCCATTTGACCTACTGCGCCAAGGTTAGGCATACCCTCCATCATGCCGCTTACACCCGACATCATATTATCTAACCAACTGGGAGCAACTGATGCAATGTTAGCAGCAGCTTCTGGCGTAGCTCCAGGCATAAAAGGTTCATAGCTTGCAGGTGAAACGCTTGATGTAACTGGCCCTGTTGCTGGCCCCGCATACTGTAGCGCTTGTGGGCCAGCTGCTAAGCCTCTCGTCGTACCCTGTTTAAACCCTTCTTCCATCCCCTGCATGGCTTGATCAAAGTTACCGTACTGGGAAGCTGTTGAAGTTCCCATTGGAGAGCCAAGATAGTCTGAGGCTGCACCCATCGTATCATAACCCATAGCTGCAAGTGACTGTCCTGCTAAGTCTTCACCGAGAAGTTGACCGCCTACGCCATAGAGTTCATTGCCAGCCGCAAGAGCATCGCCTGCAAAAGCACCGGCACCTCCAACAGCTTCTGAAGCACCTGCCATCTCATACGCTCCCATACCTGCATCAAGGGCGCTAGCGCCTTCAAATAGAACTGGTTCAGCTCCGCTACACATATTAAATATCCTTTATAGTATTAACACCAACAACTCGGTAACCAAGTCGTTCATATAATTTCTGCGTTTGCTCAACCTGTACTCCAGTTGACTGCCCTAATCCTAACTGTGTAGCACCGTGTTTCTTTGCCCAGACTTCAAAGTCTCTCACCAGGCGTACTGCTAATATTCCTCCACGCTTATCTGGTGTTATGAACCATGCAAGATCTTTTGCAACTTTTACATCCGTAAAATAAGGCTCAACAAGCATCCCATAAAATCCGCCTAGCACTTCGTTATCCTTTACCGCTAGCCGAAAATACAGCATCTCTGGTTTAGTTATACTTGCCTGAAACAGCCGCTGTACTTTCTGTTCATTGAACACTTGGTGCTTGTGTACCTCAGATTCCTGATGCATCTGCTTTGCCAGAATCATTACACGCGATTCGTATTCTGCTGCGTAAGGGACGATCAAAACCAAACAAGGTCAAAACCGGCGTTTAAAAAGACAAACTTGGGCGGCCGCCGAAGGCCATCGCAAAGAACGGACTTGGTCACCATGCTGGCAAATACCTCGTTGTGCCATTGTCGTCGATAGGAATCCACTTGGTCGGATTGCCCACAGCGGGAGCATTGGTTAGTGTGCCAAGGGCGGCGGCTGCTCCGTTGTTGAGACTGGCGCTGGTTGATAGGGCGGCGGTCACGGTCGAAGTTGTCACCTTGGTTGCGGCGGCTGTCCCGAGAATCGGTGTTATTAGCGTGGGCGAAGTCTGCCGTACAATGTTACCTGTGCCAGTGAAACCCGCGGTTAGGGCAGTTGCCTGCGCAGAAGTCAGATGAAAGTACTCGTTTGCCGTTCCACCTTGCTTTCCGCTAGTGCTGTTATGCACGACAGCTCCGCCTGGCCCACCACCCGTAGCAGTCAAAAGTGCGGTCACGTCTAGAAACCACTTAAGCCAGATAGGGTTAAAGCGAGGATGCTTTCCCTCGAGATCAAATACAACAACCTCAGCATAAGTAGGCGGCGGTTCAAAAACGGCGGCCATCAGAGTGTACCCAAGTCAAGTTGTAACTCTACAGCTTTGATTCGGAAGGCTGTTGCGCTCTGATGCCGCAGGTTATAAGCACGCCGAACAAAGCTTCCATTGTTGGTAAGCACTGGCTGCTTCTTGCTGAGATCGACAAGCCTAAAGTTTGACCATTTATCTAGCGCATAATCACTATCGTTCTTGCGTACTTGCAGCACACTTCCTGGGGTCTGATCCGCAACAAATTTCATCATAGTCATTTGCTTGCGGCGATAGACCTCACCATCAAAGTTAGGCGTAACAATATCTGCCGTAATAACCGCACCGTTATCTGTGTAATAAGCTTCATTCAGCAAATACAGATACCCATCACTCTCATGCTGAAATATATGACGGAGCGTAACAGAGTTGTAAGTGCTTGAAACAAACGGAAAGTAGTTTCCATTAGTATCTGTCCACTGCGACCACATCTTTTGATCTAGGTCATACGCCAGCGTTATGTTGGAGGTTTTGCAAGTAATAATATAAAAACGATGGCCGATGTTTTTAAACTGAAGTGAATACGTTACCGAAAAATCTGAGTTATCCAGCAAGCGTTCCACCGGATCAGTAGAGATTATCTCTACCTTCGTACCTTCCATCTTAATAACCTGGGTAGACGCACTCTGGTTTGTACACACCCAGATAAGAATACCGTCGATTGACTGAATTGAATCTGACGTCACACATCCGAAGTTTGCTTTAGCGCCCTGCACTGTACCGAGTGGTGAACCAGTTGCATTACCTGCATCATAGAAAAGCTCAGTACTCCATTGCTTAAACATGACGGTATAGACAAGCTGCTTAGACAACGCCACGCCCAGGTCAGGTTCAATCTGCGCAGTGATTACGTTAAGTGGATTCCAGTTTGCAGGATCATTTATATCGCTGCCTTGGATCTGGGCATTAGGTGTTCCTACGTAAATTGTACCATCAAGATATGACCAGCCTTTGACAAAACTGGCGGGAAAATCACCATCAGTAATCTGTACCAATCCCCCGCTAGCATCGTAGTAATACGCTGCAACGCCATTGCCCAACAGTAATCTTGGCGTAGCCCCCAGGCACGAAGCAAAACGATAGCTGGTTGTTGAGTCAACTGTACCTGATACTGCTACACCGTTCTTGTAGAGCGTGCTGGCAAAGATCGAATAGATATCGCCAAGCCAGTTAAACATACCCAGACCTGCCGCGGCTGCTCCCGCCGGCTGCGTAGCCCTCAGCGTACCTGCTCGCTTGTAGATCCAGTAAGTCCCGTCTTCCACTTTTTCCACATAGCAATTAACTAACTTAGCATCTTTAGTTGAGTCAGTCCCACGGTTTTCCGGCAGCGTGATCAGCGGAAAGCGCTTTGGTAGCCCTACTGTTGGTGATTGTGGCATTAGCGGAAGTTTCCAGTAACAAACTGTGAACGAGAGTCCGGCACAAAGCGTGTCGGCGCATCCTCAACATCCCAATCTTCCAGCATGGTTCTGTAGGTCAACGCGCGCTGCTGACATCTATCCATGATTGCCTGTGGCTGCCCAGTTGAAAATTCATCCGCCAATCCCCAACGCAGAGCAATCCTCCATTCGATCGGGAAGTTCATCGTTTCCGTCACGTTGATGAAGTCCGTAACTTGTACCTGCAACAGCAAGTGTGCCGTACCGGTGGCTGCAGTAACGTCAGGCAGCAACCAGAAGAATACACTTAACTGCGTATCCTGCTTGTTCACAAAGTAAGAATTGATCGCACCGCTTTGATTGACCTGAGAAAGGCGCAGGTAATCATCCCAGGACAACACAACAAGGGGGCGACGGATGCCAGTGCTATCTCTGTAATACGCTTGTATCACTCGCATAGGCTTTGTCATAACAACATCGCCTGTAGGAGAAAACACATACGTACCCTGGCCGGCAACCAACGGAACAGTAGTATCTACATTCAGCCAAAGCTTTAACCCCTGCGTTTGCCAAAGGTTTATAATGTCCGTCAGTTTTCGCATCCCCGTAACAATCTGCTCGCCGTTAGGAGAATCGCCTTCCTGCAAAATACCTGCATCAAGATACGCATCCCCGATGATGGAGGCTGGTGTATTGTCGGCTGGTGCTGTCATGTTAAGCCCGTTCCGTTAATCATCCAGCGCGTCGAAGTCATTTTAACCGCCGTTGCTATACCTGATGCTGCAAGGGTACGACTTCCTGTAGTGCCAGCTCCAGCTAGCACCATTGTATCAGTTGTAATAGAGATTGTTACAACGCCGGCTGCTGTATCATTGATAAAAGTTATCGTTGTTCCGATAGGATAAGCAACGGAACTATTAGCTGGAATTGTCCAAGTACGTGCAGTTGTATCAGCACCTGGATGATAGATTTGATACGCACTATCGCCAAGAACTAATGTATACGCAGCGCTTTGACTGTTTTGCGGAATGATTCTGTAGCCGATTGAAAGACTATCCACAGTACAGCTATCAAGCGCACCTGATGCGGGCGTACCAAGTGCTGGAGTAACTAATACCGGACTTGTTGCACGGACAGGCGCGCCTGATCCCGTAGCGGTAGTCCAGACGGGCAGGGCACTTGTCCCACCGCCAACTAAGATGGTAGTCGTAGCACCCGCTGAAAGCGTTTGAAAAGCGCCTGTTGCGGTTGTACCGGCGGCTAGCAATCCATAAGCAGTTGTACCAGTAGCAACACCTGTACCACCATTTGTAACCGGAAGAGTGCCTGTGATACCAGCAACTGGAAGGCCGGTGCAATTAGTCAACGTACCTGAAGCTGGTGTACCCAACACTGGCGCTGTCATTGTAGGACTAGTCAGCGTTTTGTTTGTCAGCGTATCCGTAGTAGCCTTACCCACCAGCGTATCTGTTGCATCCGGATACGTAAGTGTGCGAGCTGTTGTTTGTACACCTTCCAGAGTCAGAATTGCGCCGGTTGTTGCGCCACTAGTTCCAAACCGCATACGCTTTGTACCGTCAGTTGGATCTTGCACATTGACATAACCAGTACCTTTAGCTACTAAATGCAGTCCAATGTTTGCATCAGAACCTGTAGCGTATATATGAGGTTGACCTGCTGTTGCTGCATTTTCAACTGTTATTTCATTAACTGCACTTGCAACCGCCGTTAGCTTTAAGATTGCAAGAGAGCCCGCACTATTGATTTGCGCGATTACTGGCGTAGCAATTGTTGGACTTGTCGCCAGTACATTATTTCCCGTACCTGTATTAGTAACACTAACCAGACCTTTAACAGAATCCGTTGCAACAGCGCTTGATGCGGTGAGGCTCGATAATATTGGCTGAGCCGTAAGCGTTGCTACGCCCGTAACAGCAAGCGTCTGCGTAAAGGTTCCCGTTGTACCGGCGACTGGCGAAGTGCCATACGCCAGGATACTAGCAGGTGTTATTTTAAAGTTGCTACCGCTTCGTGCAATAGGAAGAGCATCACCTGCTTGTGCAGGATTGCCGTCTGTTAGCGCCGAGATCTTTGTATCAGCCATAACTACTCCAGAAGAATAGTACTAACGCCATCTTCAAGCAAGATAAAATCGCCACTTTCTAGCAGAAGATCTGATCCTGGATGCGAATTACTGCCACTTGTCGCTGAACTCCGCCGCGCAAAGTCTTCTTTACGATTTACGATTTCCAGGTTCATGATAGCGACAGTACAAGAGTAATATCATAAGTTGCGGTTGCCGTTGCACCTGCTGTTGTCAGCAATACATTTCCCGTGCCGCCAGCACTAGCAGGATCACTCAAAAAACCAAGTGTCCCATATTCTCTATAGCCGTTACCGGCAGCCAGCACATCTATAATATCGTCTGTTGAATGATCCCAGTACAAACGAATCGATGTAAAACCCTGGATAGAATACTGGATTTCTTTAATACTTGTCTTAGTTGGAGCTGTGCCATTATCTAAATTAAGAGTAGAAAGATCTACCTTCGTAACAAGGCTTTCGCCCGTACCATCAGAGATGTTTGTGAAGCGCGCGATGTAGTATCGCGGCCCTTTCTGCACAACCAGCGTGTTAACTGAATCAGCCATGACTACTCCTTAACAGGGGCCGAAGCCCCGTTTGTGGTTAAACAGCAGCCGGATTGATAAGACCTGATTTGTCTGCAGCACCAGTGATTGGGCTGAAGTTTTGGCTAAACGCCAGCTTCGTACCAGTCGGGCACCAGATACCTGCAGTTGCATCCAGTTGCCACAGATAGTTATCGTAGCAATGGCCGGTGCAGGCAGTAGAACTGCTGCTGATAAACGAACCGCCAGTAGAGCTGGTGTTAGGACGATTCAAGCGATTATTGCCAAAGTCCAAATTCAGAATGTTATTAGAACCGCCGGCCAGCATTGCTGCGGTATCGTTCAGCACTGCGTAGTTACCAAAGTTAGTAAGGATGGTAACACGGTTAGTGGCTGATGCCAGTTTAATTGAAGTCGTAGCCGCAGTTGTACCCAAGCTTGAAATGCGGCAACCAGTGAATGAAAGACCATCCATGCTGTTTGCAGTTGCGTTACCGGTAACAATGCTGACAAAGTTCAGAATTGCACTCGTATCCCTAAACGAACAGTTATCAATTGCAAAGTCGGTAGGAGTCGTTGTGCCTGTTGCGGTGAACACCGAAGCAACGTCTGCAAAGTTAGCAACAAACAGGCAGTTCTGAATGCTGATGTTAGCCGCAGTAACTGGGATGTTTGCCGTAGCTGCCGTGGTGAAAGTAAAGGTTGGACGCAGCGAACCACCGCCCAGACCTACAATCGCAACACCTGCCATGTTCAGCGAAAGCACTGTTGCAGAAGAAATTGTTTCTGCATGGCCAGCCCCAACAAATATAATATCGCCACGACCTGCAGTGCAGCTATTCAAGCCATACTGCAGCGTAGCAAACGGCGACAGATACGTACCGCGATTGCCATCAGAACCACCATTGGCGCCAACATTCAGCACCGTGCTATTGTTCACCCAAAACACGTTGCCTGGCTGCATTTGAAGCAGTGGCATACCGCGTACACTTAGACCGTTTGCAAAACCGTCAGGAAAATTTGTTATAGTTCCGCCGATAGGCATTTGTATTACTCCTTTACGCCCCTCGTACTGAGGGAGATTACCTGACTGGGAACGCCAGCCGCGCTACAGCTCTTATTGATTCGGGCGCGTATTATTATATTATAACACACGCCCGAATGGTAAGAACTCTACCTGATATTAAGGCCCGTTGCTGCCAAAGATACCACGCGGATCAGTACAACCAACGCTGAACCGCATATAGCTCGCGGCCTTGGCGTTCTTCGTATCGAAGTCGTTGTCCTGATCGAACATCGGCTCATCCCTCCAGAACATGGTCATGCCGTTCAGGCAGTTAGTGCGAATGAACCAAGGATGAGCACTGGTGAAATAGTGATTCATCTTGATGCCCTTGGGGAAAGCATTAGTCGCCTTCAACACGTTAATGTTGTTGTTAGCGGTATTGGATTGCAGCACCGACTGCAGAATCCGATTCGCATTATACCACTCTTGACGAGAGATATGCAGCGACTCTGGCATGATGTTGATCAGCAAACCTGAATCGTTCTGAGTACCCATGATTTGGATAGTCAAATCTTCCAGGCTAGCTTCCGACAGGTCAGCCGCGGGGCTCAACGCATTGCTATAAGTACCACCCAGGGTATTCGTGTGGTCAGTTGCAACCAACGCTTTACCGTCACCTGTGGTGAAGTACGTTGTAGTAAAAGCGTTATTATAAATAAAGGCGCCAACGTTTTCTACCGTTTGCTGCATAGAGAACGCATTGCCTTCTGCGCGCCGCGTAGCAACTTCTTTGTACTGGTTGTCACGAAGTTCTTCAAACGTGACGATGTAACCCAGTGCATAAGCGATATGCTGATACGTGGTGACAGTACCCTGAACTTCAGAGTCATACGTTACCGGAGCGCCCTGGCTTTTAACCGGAGCAAGACCGAACGGAGTGACCTGCACGCCCTGCTCATAAGCCTTATCTGAAGTACGAATGTCGTACAGATCCGTATACTCTTTTTCATGGGCATCATAGATCTGACCCCATGTGGTATATACACCAGGCCAAAGAAGCTTGGGGTGACTACCAGTGTTAATTACGCCTGCTGCCATAATAGATTCTCCTTAGATGCCGGTTTGGCCGATTTTATAGCGATGAAGGTTGATCAAAACAAGCCACTGGCAGTAAGTACCAAAAGCATTGTTTTGCTTGCGAACCAGCCCAAACAGCTTCATTTGCAAAGTCGCGCCAGTCGCCTCCGTATCAGCATCGATCGTCCAGCCACTAACATAACCGTTGTTAGTACCAGATTTCAAATCAATATTGAGACCAATTGCCGCAGAAGTCAGCGCAGTTGCACCAGTTTCCTGCGTTTGGAAGATGATGTTCGGATCATCTGCGACCATGACGTAATAGTTACGGGTCTTTGTTGCTGGTATGATAATGCTGTTAGGCGTAGTAATATTGCCCACACCACTCTCGTTTTCAGCCACGCCGACAATCGCACCGACGATAGGGTTCGTAGCACCGGCAGTTGCCAGCACTACACCAGGAACGCCATTGGTGTCACCGTTACCACTAAGGTCTACCGGATCGCCAATTGCGTAAGCGTTTCCATCAGTTGAAACAATATAGTACATCCGAGCTTGACCGTTGTACGCAGCCCCGTTGAGGTATTGTACAGGCGACAAGCCGGCGATTTTGCTAGTGTTAGCCATTAAAATCTCCAGTTATTTATGCAGCACGAGGCCGCTTTGGTTTAAAGAGATCCGGAATTTGTGTGCGTGCCTTATCTACATAGCGGTGTTGCGTATCGCCATAGCCGTCTTTCTCCGACCCCAGCAATCCACCACGCAGACTTGCAGCAACCTTTTCGTTCCGTTCCTCTACAAGTTTTTGATCTTCCTCGAACCACTCTTGCTTGATCTTCATCAGAATCAGTCGCGTCGGCTGTCCATCTTTCCCAACCTCTTGACCCGATACCACACTAACTCTGCTGCCCATATCTGTATTTCCTGACCTCGTGGATTCTCCCCCTAGCGCGACGTTGTTAATCTTCAGTTCACGCTCATCGACGAATTCATAACCTCCATCGAGAGCGCGTTGAAGACGCTCTGAACTACCAGTAAACCAGTGGAGATGGAAGCCTGGAATTTCAGGGGCTTCAAGTCTCTGCACCGGAACGCTCATCGGAATACGCTTGCGCTCGGCATCAGTCTTGCCAGGCAATGTTGCGGGGTTAAGTTTGTCCAAAGCCATGATCAGTTTTCCTCAAAATATATCTCGGCATAGCGGGTATTCCACTCTGCCTCGGTTTTATAGCGTTTATTCGGGCCGACAAACTGGCGCGCATCAGCTTTACACGCCGCCTTAGCATCAGCAGGAAGGTTTGCAAAACCCTTTCTACCAGTCTGCCGCGACGTATCTCCACTTCCATTCCGCGCACCTTCAACTTTATCAGCACCTGGGGTCTCGTCTTTCGGCGCAAAAGTTTTTTCAACTTCCGCACTAACGAGAGCAAAGAAATCTCTACCTATAGATTTTTCACCCCCTTCCCGAAGCTCCTGCGCGATGCCTAATGCAAGAGCCGTTTTTCTACGATCCTTACCAAACCACGGATTTTCTGCGTTCCATTCAGTAAGGTCTGGCGGCGGTACAAAAGGTGCTGGAGCTGCTTGCCGTTTCGGCGCCTCTTTTTCTGCCGTATTCAACTGCGTTAATTGATCTGTTAACTCTGCCACTCCATCGTGATCTCCAGCTTCACTTGCACGAACCAGTTGCGCTTTAACTTCTTGCCGCGCACGTTCAACTGCCTTCTGAGTCGCAACAGTATGGCGTTCTTCTATCTGTGCAATTGCATCTTGAGCCGTTTTTAACGCGGCGGCTTGCTGGGCACTCTCAGCTTTTACCTGTGCCAGCTCGCTTTGCAGCCGTTTGTTATGCTCCTTTACAATCGGAAGAACGGTCTCTCCACGCGTGATGTAGTCTTCAGCATCGACAAAACGCTCCGGATCGCCCTTGTACCTAGCCGGCGGAATCCATCCAATTTTTGCAGCAGCTTCTTGTTGCTCTACTGTTGAAGTACTTGTAACATCACTCATCACGTTCTCCTACTATTGCACAAAAAATATCTCGGTCATTAACCAGCCGGTACATCTCTCCATCTGCTGGCCCTTTAGCCATAAAACCTGCAAACTTAGTTACAAGCACTTTATCGCCAACTTTTGCACGGGGCTGTGGCTCATCGTGCCAGGCAGATTCACCAACCGCAACGACTACCGCGCGATTATCTACCATTGAGATACGTCCCTGCACAGCATCTGGTATCACGATTTGTGCGCCCTTTCGTTCAGGTTCATACGACTTTATTAGTACTGCTAGGCCCAGAGGCTTCAGGCCGCTTAAGTTCTCCATCATCTATCTCCGTCATAAATTGCTCGTAATCCAGTTCTGTTACAAAGGCGTAGCCCTTGCAAGTACCCAAATTGCCGACATTGACTAGTGCTGTTGTATCAGCCGCGTAATCAGTGAAGGCACCACCTTCCCATTGCTGGCGAAGTTCTTCACGCTTACCATTAAGCATTTGCTTAACGCTTTGCGTAACTGGATGAAGCAACCAGTCTTTAAATTCTTCCTCTGTTGGAGCTCTCATGCGTGTTGACTTGTTGCAAGTCCCTGCATACCAATCTGATGCTTACTTTGAATTTCAGCTGCGCGAAGCAGTTGTTCGATCTTTGTATTAAGTCCTTCGTTACGCAGCTTCGTTGCAGATATTTCTGCATTGATCTGTGCAACCTGCGCATAAGCTTGCTCGGTTTGAGCATTGGCAGCTTCGTTATCCGCTTTTGCCATCAGCTCAAGAATCTTCGCATTATTCATGCGGCGGTCTTCCATCATAGTCATTATAAATTCTTGTTGGCTTGCTTGCAGTTCCATCTGCTTGATCTGCATTTCACCTTGCAACTTGAGTTCTGCAATTGCCAGTTTTGGATCTTTAGGCGGCGGCGCACCTTTTGTTCCTGGGAACACCGCATCTATATTATCAATCCTCAGAGCTTTAAGATAGCGTCGTTGCACTTCGTCCATATCGTAACCAGGTACAGTTGATGCGGCGGCTACAAGTGCTTGTGCTTGGGTAAAGTGCATGGCGTCGCTTGTGATGCTAGGATCAGCAACAGGAGAAATCTCATCCCCTGTTCCCATATAGTCATCACGCGTTACTCCACCAGGCTGCGGTTTATCCGAAGGCAGAAACATTCCATTGAGTTTGTACAGTTTGATAAACTCTTCTTTGCTTGCTCTCCAAAGACGCTTGAAGATTGCCGAATAGATTTTCTGCCCCATCTCTACCATAGTACGGGAAGTTTCGGCTGGCGTATTCTGCCCTGGATTCTCCCCTACCATCATATCAGTTGTACCCGAAATGCGATTCGTGTAGTTTATCAGCAAGCTCAACAATTGAAACAGCACATCACTTGGCGCATTGACAGGCGCGGGAAAGATTGACTTACGCAAGTCATCGCCCGTCGAATCAACACGCTTCCATTCAAACGGTGCAAGCGAATAGTTACCACCACGAATCTTAGCTCCACGCGCCAGGAATCCGCCGCCTGTTGTCTGCATTGTTCCGCAGTCCATCAGCATATTAACCAACGAATTTACTGATTCGTTAAGTGGGCCAAGGAACACGCCAAACCCGATATCGTAGATTCCACCATCAGGAGAAGGGATAAAAGTCTTCTTAGTAAAGTATTCAATGGGGTTGATCTTAATGATCTTGCCTTTGTTTGAACCGGCAAGTACCCGTTCGACAGCTGCTTCACTATCAAAGCGCGTAACAATCCGCACTACGCATTTCGAAGTACTTTCAAACGTGATGATATAGGGTTCTGCATAACCATCATCATCCAGATCTAAATTGCAATGCTGCTCAAGAAACAGCAGCGAAGTCGTATCATCGGTAGGTGGGGGCATAATCCCCTGCCGATTGTCCTGCTTAATCTGCTGCGTAGTGGTGCGAGCTGCTGGCAATGCCTGATACCAGGTCTCTTCCAGCACATCGCAGAAAATTCCACGCATTACTTTTTCGTAAACTTCATTCCGAAACATCGGAACCAAATGAGTCTTGCGCGGCGACTCTTCTACACTCTTCGACCAGTAATCCAGCACAAGGTCTTTTGCCAGCACCAGTTCGCTGATGTTGTGGCCCTTAGAAGGAGAGTAATAGGATTTCTTAAAGTTTGTGCCAACAATGCACAGATTTAAGATTGCCTTATCTTCCTGCTCTTCCCAGCATTTGTCCTGATACAGCAACTGCCAGCTCATGTGCGTACTGACGCGCGCAGCATGGGCAGTCTTTATGCCACTTGGATCATCCCCAAATACTGCACATTTTACCAGATCTGTTCCGTTAACAATAGCAGGATAAGCACGAGCATGAAACTGCATGGCAGCAATAGTGACTAGGGGAAACGCAACATTAGAGCAGCCTTGCCAAGGAAAAGACTTATCTTTCTGAATTTGAAGCGCCAAGTCCATGCCCGCTTCATTTCGCTTCATCCAAGTGGCGCGTGAAAGGCAATCATGGTCATAACCTGTCCAGCACATTTCACCTATGCGCTTCAGATCATCCGTGTCAAAACGATCCGCAAGGTTAGGCGATGCAATTGCTGCCGCATCGAGTTTTAAAGGGGAATTAAGCGTAAGCATTTCTAGTATCCTGTAATCTGGGAACGCCCATCGTCGCGGCTACCCCGCCCACGCTGCCGAAAACCGCGCTCAAGTTCCCACTGGTCTTCGTCAAAGAAATCTTCAGGCTCAACATGGCTGAAGTCGTCAAAGCCGCGCGAAAGAAGCGCAGCAGAATCAAATTGATCGTCCAAAGTTGCTGCTGCTGTGCCGGTGAAACGCAGGTTTTCCTGCTCAAAGCCCGGATACCACTCGGATTTCTTATCAAAGCGGCATTGTCCTGCCCGCATACGTCTTTGATATGACCTTCCACGAGTGGCTTTGTCCTTTACTGGTAAGATCGCTTCGATGTTTATGCGAACGTCCCGCACCTGCATCTCACGATATACCATCGATTTTACAGATTTCCAAATCACACCATCTTCTACCCAGAAAACTTCGGGATTCCAGCGTTGTTGGATAAGAAACATCTCATCAATCCACTCAACTGGATCCCACCTGCCAACTCGCTGGTCAAGAAAATGCAGCAGGTTGTTCACATCTTTTCCACCGATAGTGAAACTAGTACGGTTAGCCTTATCCGCCTTTGATACAGCGAAGTCAGCACCCGCACAGACTACCTTATCGGTTTCGTAGTCATCTAGATTCATCGGAAGAAAATCGCCGAGGCGCAGAAAAGCGTCACTGTGATCCAGCGGATCGTTTAAGAACTCTTGAGAGTAACCGGCCGCATCCCCGTCCTCTACAAACTCTTGACGCCGCGCTCTAAGCTGCGCTTCACTCCAGCGCTCCGGCCAAAGGATATTTGAAAAATCGTCAAAACTTGTATGAGCTTTGTAATACAAATGTTTCCAGGTACGGTTCTTCCGCAACCGCGATAAGAGTGAGTCTTCGTGAAGAATAGTCCCATGGACTCTAATTTTACCAGATTTACTCAGTGCTTGTTTAGCGGCGCGGAAGAACCATCTACGGAACTTGACGCGGCGGTCAGCGTTTTCCACCTGCTCGTCATCTTCCATGTCGTCACAGACTAGAAGGTTGGGGCGTTTGCCCTTCCACAGCCGGCCTCGAATTCGTTGTTCTGCACCACGTGCCAGGATGCGAAACCTA